CTTCTGCGCGAGAGAGCTGCTGTTTCGCCCCGTCCTAGCCGCCGGGGTGGTGGGGTATACCTCCGGTCGTGCCGAGGCAGCTGTCGGATGAGGAGCTGATTCGGGAGTCGCTTCGGCGGGTTCTGGCGTCGGATGACGTGTCGGCGCGTGGTTTGGGGGCGAAGGCGCAGGCGGCGCGGCAGTTGGCGCTGCTGAATGGGGGGCGCGTGGAGGACGGCGGCCGGGATCGGGACGTTGAGGCGGAGGATCCGATGGGCGATCTCTGGGCGACTGAGCTTGAGCGGCGGGTGCGGACCCAGCGGTCGACGTCGCGGCGGCAGGCGCGGAGCGCGCAGGCGTGACGGGGACGGTCGTTGCGCTCCCGCCGCGGGGGGCGCGTCGGAGGCGGCCGCCGGTTCCGTTCACGGTCGAGCACTTCCGGATCTACGCGTCGCGGCTCGTCTTCGATGATGGGGACAGGCGGGATCCGGAGGACTGGCAGCTCGACTTCGCGCGGGAGGTGTTCCGGGGCTGCTCGGCGGCGTACGTTCCGAATCCGTGGGAGGTCCGGGAGGCGTGGCTGCTCGTTCCGGAGGGGAACGGGAAGACGACGCTGGTGTCGCAGCTCGCGTTGTACGGGGCGGACTGGGCGATTCGGCCATGGATCCCGGTCGGGGCGTCGAGCCGGGACCAGGCGAAGACGTTGTACACGCAGGCGAAGGGGTTCGTGGACGACACGCCGGGGATGTCGAAGCGGTTCGTCTGTCACGATGGGTACCGGTCGATCGTTCCGCTCGATCCGGCGACGGGCCGGAAGCGGTCGGGGCGCGGGATCGAGATCAATCCGTGGGATCCGGCGACGAACGACGGGACGATCCCGTTCCCGTTCTTCATCTGCGACGAGCTGCATCGCCATCCGGACATGAGCCTCTGGCGGCTCTGGAAGGGGAAGGCGCGGAAGCGGCGCGCGGTCGGTATCGGGATCTCGACGGCAGGTGCGCCGGGCGAGGAGTTCGAGGAGGCGCGCGACAAGATCCGGGAGGACTGCGATCGGATCCGGAAGGCTCACGGCGGGACGCTGTACCGCGGGAACCATATGTCGATGTGGGAGTACCGGGTCGAGGATCCGGAGAAGGCGCTCGATCCGGAGGTCGTGGCGGCGGCGAACCCGCTCAGCTTGGTGACGGCGGAGGCGATCGCGGAGGAGCTGTTGTCGCCGACGCTCGATCAGGGGGAGTTCAAGCGGCTGAAGGGGAACATTCCTGCCCGGTCGTCCTGGTCGGCGATCACGGACGAGGAGTGGGGGAACGCGCGGCTGATGTTGCGGCCGGAGGAGCTGGCGGAGCTGCTCGAAGGGAAGCGGTGCGACGGCGGGCTCGATCTCGGCTGGAAGCTCGATACGACGGCGCTCGTCTCGGAGTTCGAGCTGGGGGACTTCCGGCTGCTCGACGAGGCTCAGCTGGCGGTTCCGCCGCGGGACGGGACGTCGATGCATCCGGACCGGGTCAAGGAGCTGCTGTATACGCGGATGGAGCGGAACCCGATGGACGCGCTCGTGATGGACACCTCGGACGGGGAGGACATCGCGGCGTGGGCGGCGGACGAGCTGGGGCTGACGGTCGTCGACCGGCCGCAGTCGAATGATCTCGCGGTCGTCGACTACAAGCACTTCATGCGGGATCTCCGGGCGACGGAGCCTCAGTGGAAGATCGTCGAGGTCCCGGGGCCGACGCCGCGGTCGCCGAAGCGCAAGGTCCGCCAGCGGCTCCTGCCGTTGCGGATCGTCCGGTCCTGTCCTCTGCTGACGCGGCACAGCATGAACGCGCTCGCGCGCAGGCTGCCGCGGGGGGATATCCGGTTCGATCGTCCGACGGCGTCGCGAGGCTCCGTCCGGAAGCAGGACACGCGCGTGATCGACGCGCTCGTTGCGGCAGGCATGGTCAACACGTACGCGAATCGTCCGCCGGAGCAGGGGTTCGACCTCGACGCGTTCCGGATCCAGTCCGCCTAGGAGCCTCATGGAGACAGCAGAACAGCGCGAGGAGCGCATCGCACGGCTGGAGGAGTCCCGGGCGTCCCGGTCGGCGGCTGTGCAGGAGCCGGACGGGCCGGTCGAGGTCGCCCCGGGTCGCGGGGACCTGACGCGCTCCTCGATCGCCGTCGGGCCGTCCGCGCCGCTGTACGGGTCGCCGTGGATGCCCGCGGCGACCGATGGCGGGATCCGGACGGTCGACGGCCGTCAGATCTCGTACGCGAAGCTGTTCGCGGAGCAGGCGTGGGTCGCGGCCGCCGTGATGCGGATGCTGACGTGGTCGGTCCGGGTGCCGCTCAAGGTGTACCGGCGGACCGGCGACGACTCCCGCGTGCGTCTCCGGGACGGGGAGCATCCGCTCGCGACGGGGATCGCTCATCCGTGGGAGGGCGGCTACCCGGCGGCGCTGACGATGGCGCTCCTCGGCCCGTTCCTCGTTCACGGCAACAGCGTGACGCGCCTCGTCGACGGCCGGTCGGCGGTCATGTTCGAGGCGAACGACTGGCGGACGACGACCCCGATCAAGTCGTCGCCGAACGCCGCGCGGATCCAGGGCTGGCTCCCGCACGACCCGGACACGGGACAGGAGGGCCAGTCGTTCAGCGCGGACGAGGCGATCCATGCGGCCTGGTGGAGCCCGCTCGGCCCGGAGGGGATCTCGCCGCTCCGCCAGCTCGGGACGACGCTCCGGATCGAGGACGCGGCGACCCGCTACCAGGTCGCCCAGTTCCGGAACGGCGCTCGGCCGCCGAGCGCGGTCACGGCGACAACGGAGTTCCTCGGGCTGGAACGCGACGTCCGCGACGCGCTGCTCGCGCAGCTGCGGGAGGACCTGACGACGCTGTACTCCGGCCCGGAGAACCAGGGCCGCCCGGCGCTCCTGCCGCCGGGCCTGGACTGGAAGCCGATCGGGCATACCTCCAAGGAGGCGGAGCTGATCGACCAGCGGTTCATCGACCGGGAGGAGATCGGCGCGGTCTACATGATCCCGCCGCCGATGCTCGGGGATCTCCGCCGGGCGACGTTCTCGAACATCGTCGAGCTGCGACAGATCGCGTACACGGACGGGCTCGGCCCGCCCCTGGTGATCATCGAGCAGGGGATCACGGAGACCTGGCAGACGGTCGCCCGCGAGGACGACGTGTACGTCGAGTTCGACTTCAGCGGCGTCCTGCGCGGCGACGCGCTCAAGGAGATCAACGCGATCCGCGCCGCGATCGCGACGGGCGTCATGACCCCGAACGAGGGGCGCGCGATCCGGAACCAGCCGCAGTCGCCGGAGCCGGACGCGAACCGGCTGTGGATGCCGTTCAACAACCTCTGGCCGATGGGGTCCGCGCCGCCGCCGAACCGGGCGGCGCGCCGCGACCCGAGCCAGCAGCAGCCTAGCCAGGCGGTCGCTCTCCCGGCGACCGTCGCGGACAGGATCCGGCCGGACGGGACGATCGCGCCGGAGGGCGCGGCCCGACCGGTCGAAGTCGTCGACACCATCGCCGAGGAGGCGCACGCATGAGCGACAGGACCGAAGCGCCGGGCACGCTGCTCGGGCTGATCGAGAGCTACGTCTGGGCGATGGAGCCGCGGTCTCTCGCGACGCTCTGTCGCGCCGCGGCGGACGGGTCCCTCGGGGCCGTCCTCGAACGCCAGCGGCAGGAGGCGGCCGAGCTGAGGGCGGAGGCGAAGACCCTGGCCGAGGCGCTCATCGCCGGACAGTCGCTCGCGGAGGTCGAGGCGCTCCGGACGACGGGGCGGCCCCGGGCGATCAAGGGCGGGATCGCGACGGTCCCGCTGAAGGGCGTCCTGGCCCCGCCGCATCCGATCCTTCAGATGATCTTCGGGATCGAGCATCCGCTGGTCGCGTTCGAGCGGAACGTCAAGACGGCGCTGGCCGACCCGGACGTCGGCGCGCTCATCGTCGACATCGACTCCCCTGGGGGCGTCGTCGACGGGATCCCGGAGGCGGCTGCGACCCTGCGGTCCCTGCGCGGCTCGAAGCCGATCGTCGCGGTCGCGAACACGATGGCGGCGTCGGCGGCGTACTGGCTCATGGCGCAGGCGGACGAGCTGTCCGTCACGCCGTCCGGCGCGGTCGGCTCGATCGGCGTCTACGCGACCCACCGGGACATGAGCGGCTCGATGAAGCTGATGGGCGTCGACACGACGCTGATCTCCGCCGGGAAGTACAAGACGGAGGGGAACCCCTGGGAGCCGCTCTCGGAGGAGGCGCGGGACGCGATCCAGCACGACGTAGACCACTTCTACGGGCTCTTCACGGCGGACGTCGCGAAGGGCCGGGCCGTCAAGCAGTCGGACGTCAAGACCGGGTACGGCGAGGGCCGCGTCCTGAACGCGAAGGATGCGCTCAGCGCGGGCCTGGTCGACCGGATCGAGACGGTCGGCGAAGCGGCGACCCGGCTCGCGCGGCGCGGGTCCGGAGTCCCAGAGACAACTCGGGCCGAGGCGGAGACGCCGGAGCCCACGCTGGCTGAGGGCGAGACGCCCGAGGTCGTGGCCGAGGCAGACGCCGGAGCCGACGTCGCGCAGGACCGCGAGGCGGTCCTGGCGGCACTCGCGGAGGAGATCGACCCGATCCTCGCCGCACGTGCGTTCGACAAGATCGGCGCGCTCGCCAACAACTAGGAGGACACGATCACGATGGCAGTCCAGACGGGAACCCTCGACGCGCGCCTTCGCGCCGTCCGGGACGAGATCGGGCAGGCGCGCGAGGAGCGCGCGACCCGCAGGACGGAGCGCGACGCCGCACGCGACGCGTTCTCCGCGGCCGACCATGACGGCGCGGTCAGCAGCTGGCCCGAGTTCGGCGCGGCGCAGGAAGCCGTGCGCGCGCTCGGCGAGACGGAGGACCGCCTCGCGGACCTCCAGCAGACGGAGCAGGCGATCCTCGGGATGATGGGTCGCGACAACGCGCCGGTCAACGGCGCGGACGCGCACCGGGCGCTGGAGCAGCTCGCGCAGGCGCGCGGCTGGGACGGCCGGGCGCTCCTGACGGCGGAGGGCTCCCCGTACCGCGACGCGCTCGACCGCGGGCTGTTCTCCTCGACGAACAAGTTCGGGACGGTCCACCTCGGCGAGATCGCCGGGCGGGACGACGCGCTCCGGTTCCTGTCGGAGCTGCCGAACGCCCCGGCGGGTCCGGTCACGTCGACCGGTGTCGCCCCCGCGATCCCGCAGGACCGGCGCGGCATCCAGCAGCCGCTCCTCCGCAGGCTGTCGTTCCTCGACCTGATCCCGACCGGGACGACGGACTCGAACTCGATCGAGTACGTGCAGGTGTCGAGCATCCCCGGCACGACCGCGCCCGTCGCGGAAGGCGCAGTGAAGCCGGAGGCGGGCCTGGCGCTCGTCGACGCGACCGCCGCCGTCCGGACGATCGCGGGCTGGATCAAGATGAACCGGCAGGCCATGGACGACATGGCCGGGCTCTCGACCCTGATCAACACGCTCCTGCCGTACGACGTCCGGCGGAAGATCGAGGCACAGATCCTCGCCGGGGACGGCACCGGACAGAACCTCCGCGGGATCCTGAACACGCCGGGGCTCGGCGCTCCGACGTTCGTCGCCGGGGACAACCCCGCTGACGCGATCCTGCGCGCGATGACGACGATCATCCTGTCGGACGCGGAGCCGAACTTCGCGGCGGCGCACCCGACGGTCTGGCAGGACATCCTGCTGATGCGCGAGTCCGGGACGGCCGGGACGCGCGCCGGTCAGTACCTCGCCGGTGGCCCGTTCGGCATGACCGCCCCGACGATCTGGGGGCTCGCGCTCCTGACGGCGACGTCGATCCCCGCCGCGACCCCGCTCGTCGGCGACTCGATGGGCGCGACGCTCCTCTTCCGGGAGGGCGTCAACGTCAAGACGAGCGACAGCGACCAGGACGACTTCGTGCGCAACCGCGTCACGGTGCTCGCGGAGGCGCGCGTCGCGTTCCCGGTCTGGCGTCCGGCGTCGTTCGCGCTCGCCGACCTCTCCTAGCCGATCCGCCGCGGGCCGGGTCCTCCGGCCCGCGGCGTAGTGTCCAGCACGACAGGAGGACAGGAGCAGGATGACATCAGGCGAAGCACACAGGAACGACGCCCGGCTGGAGACGACCGCCCCGGCGGCGGGCGCGGCGGCCGCGCAGGACCAGGTGATCGACCGGTCCCCGATCTCCGGCCAGGTCACGAGCGTCCGGCTGATCCCGGAGGCGGCGCTCGTCGCGAACGCGACGAACTTCCGGACGTTCCGGGTCATCAACAAGGGCCAGGCCGGGTCGGGCAACACGGTCGTCGCGACGCTCGCGACGGACACGCCGGGGACGGACGACCTCGCCGCGTTCGACGAGAAGGCGATCCCGATCACGAACCCGGCTGTCGCGGAGGGCGACGTCCTCGCGGCGGACGAGACGGTCGCCGGGACCGGGGTCGCGCACAGCGGCTACCGGCTCATCGTCCATATCGAGCGGTAGAACGCTCGCCGACACCCAACACAGGAGGAACCGAAGTGGCACAGCTCGCAAACAAGACCGGATGGGTCGAGGTCGACGAGTTCGGTACCCGTCGGCTCGTCGTCGAGGGCCAGCCGGTCCCGCCGGGCGTCGCTCTCGAAGACGTCGCGACCGGCGACGACGTCGAGGTCCGTTCGCTGTCGCGGCCGGTCGTCGACGAGGAGGCGTCGAAGAGCTACGCCGAGCGGACCGGCGCGGAGCCGCCCGTCGCGGCGACGTCGCTCGACAACGCGGACTCGATGCGGACCGCGAAGCGCAGCGGCGGCGGCTCGAAGGCGAAGGCGACCGGCTCGGGCTCGGAGTCGTAGTCGATGCTGGCGGCGCTCGGAAGCGACCTCGTCGCGACGCTGGTCGCTCCGGGCGTCCTGCCAGCCTTCCCTGTCGGCGCACGGGTCGAGGTCCCTGTGACCCGCGCGATCGTCGCGTACTGGCGCGCGGCGGCGTACGACTCGGAGACCGGGATCTGGACGGTCGACTTCTCGGACTCGCCGCTGCTCGCCGGGGAGTACAACCTCGTCTGGCGGGACAGCGGCCCGGAGCCCCCCGAGTTCGAGGTGTTCGTCCCGCTCGCCGTCTCGGCCGGGAACGGCAGCGGCGCTCCGCTTCCGCCCGGCGGCCCGTACCCGTGGAGCCCGACGGTCGAGGAGATCGCGGTCCTGCTGCCCGCCTACACGCGCGGCGGGTTCGACGACGACCGGGAGAGCGCCGGGGCGGAGCAGGCGATGTTCACGTCGTCGACGTCGCCGACGGCCGACGAGGTCGAGGCGTACATCGTCGCCGCCTGCGACGAGGTGCAGGGCCGCGTCGGCGTCGTGATCCCGGCGAGCCAGTACGGGCTCGCGAAGACGACCGCGAAGTGGCATATCGCGGCCGCGGTCGCCGCCGGGAAGCAGCCCGCGGGTACCGACGACGCGTCCGGCGAGTACCGCGGGCACATCGCCAACTTCCGCGCGAGCCTCGACGCGCTCGTCGTCCTCGCGCGCCGCGGAGCCTCCCGGCTGAGCTGATGCGCCAGAGTCTTCGGATCGAGGGGCTCCGGGAGGCGCGCCGGAGGGTCGACGAGGTCGGGGAGCGCGCCTCGAAGCCGGAGCCCGCTCTCCGGTCGGACGCGGTCCTTCATGCGCTCCAGATGAGCGAGCGCCGGAAGTTCACGACGGGCCGGTTCCCGCGGGACACGAAGGCGTGGGTCGACCGGAAGCGACGGGAGGGTCTGTCGCTCCGGACGATGCAGGCGACCGGCCGGTTGCGGTCCGCGCTGGAGAACGCGACCGCTCCTGTCCGCCGGACCGTGTTCAACGCGTCGCTGACGTGGGGGATCCGGGGCGGCCGGACGGACCTGTACTAC